CTAGCGGCTCGTGAGTTTTTCGACGGCGACCGAGCCATCGTCGCCTTTCCGCAAGGTGAGCGTCCAGCTCTTGCCGTCGATCAGCGCGCGGACTCGAGACAGCCCGTTGCGGGCGCCGGAGATCAGCCGGCCGGCGTCGATGATCCGCTGCACGATTGCGTAGCGGCCCGCGTCGGCGACCTTGCCGGCGGCGATGTCGGCCGCGACCAGCTCGTTCGCCACGGTGACGATCTCGGTATCGACGCCCAGGGCCTCAGCGACGCGCGGCGACGCCGCGACCGGAAGCTGCACGGTCTCGTCCAGCTTCGCCATCGCCTTCGGCCAGTTACCTTGCCACAGCTTGGCGATGGTCGGCTTCGCGCGGAGACCGCCGGCCTCGGCCAGCGTCTCGGTGAGCTGCGTCACCAACGTCTGCGCGCGAGCAACACCGGGATTGGTCTGCCAGCCCGGATCGATGCCACGCGGCACCTTGGTCACTTCGCCGGTGCGCCGGTTGACGTAGTCGACCTCGCCGAAGTCCGGCGCGTCTTCAGAGTAGCCGTCCTGCGCCAGATAAGCGTCGCGATCTTCCTGGTCGAGCTGCTGCACGCTGCATTTGCAGCCCCAGCCGTTCGGCGGATAGTGCGTGCGCCACCAGGAATCGTCGACCGGCTTGATGGTGCCGACCCACGCGAGATGTTCGGGCCGCCTCCGCTCGGCGATCGAACGGACGTAAACCAGATAGGGCCGCGACTCCTTCGTGCGCTGAATGCGATTCCACTGGCCGGCGGCGCGCGCGCTACGGACGTTGCTCCAAAATGTCGTCTCCAGCCGGCCGGGCTTGGTGAAGTCGACGGTCTTGTCTTTCCACTTGCCGGTCGGATCGGAGACGACCTTCGGACCCCACCATCCACGCGGCGTTAAACGGGCCTGCATGTCCGCTTTAAAAGCCTCGAAACCGGTGCCGGCGGTCAGCGCCTTGTCGATCGCCTCCTTGAACTCGGTCAGCACGCGGGTCTCGGTGACGCCCGCCACCGTGAAGGCGTGCGCGTGCTCTTCGTCCCACACGTCGAGCCAGGAAAAGCCCGGCTTCAGATTCTTGTCGCGGAAGTAGTCGAGGATCTCGGGCGGCGTCTGAAAGCCGCGCTTCACGGCGGCGAGCTGCGCGAGCATCGCCAACGTCTGCCGCCTCGTGAGCCGCATCGCTAGTCCTGTACGTCGCCAAGGCCGCGGGCCTTGGCGGTGAGCAGTGCCAGCGCCTCGGCCAGCTTGCCCCCGTCGACCTCGGCGGCCAGCTCCGGCATCATCGCCAGCAGCTCGTCGAAGCTTGATGCCCGCGCCACCGCCTCGCGCAGCGGCGCCAGCAACGGATCCACCAACACCTCCCAATCGGCCATCGCATCGGCGACCAGCTCGTCCAATTCGTCCGCTTCGGCGATCGGGTCGGCCGCGAGCGAAGCGGTGCGCGTGCCGCCGCAAGACGGGCACCGGCAATCACCGGCCGATAGCCGCGCGGCTTTCTTCGGGTCGTTCGCCGCGACGATCTCGTGCTGGGTCGAGGCCTGCCGCTGGGGTGTCAGCAATTCGTCCGTGTTGCTCGGCTCGGAGAGACCGAACTTGCCGCGGATCTCCGACTGCTTCACGCGCAGGCCAAACGGCACCAACTTGGCGACGCCATCGGCCATCGCCTTGGTGTCCTCGGGTTCGGCAACAGGCAAGACGACGCGGGGATAGACGTCCTGGGGCCCGAAGTTCATCGCCACCGCCCATTCGACGATGTCGCGCGTGACGGTGTTGGACAGTTGCACGCCATCGGCGCGCTGGATGTCGAGGCGGACCTCGTTGTGCACCTTGGCCTGCGCCATCGACGCGCCGTTGTCGGACGTCATGGTTTGCCCGACCACCAGCTTCGAGACGCCCTTGTCGAGATAGTCGAGCAACGAACCGAACACGGCTTCGCCGCGCTGGCCCTTGGTCTCGATGAACTCCAGCTGCATGCCTTGCGGAATGATCGCCGCAGCATCGGACGCGATCGAGCGCACCGCCTGCAGCAGCGCTTTCTTATCGCCTTCGCTCGCGCCGGCATGGTAGCGGCCGAGCCGCAGCGGAATGCCGTAGATTTCCGCGAAGGCGCTCCAGTCCTTCAGCGCGAACGACTGCAGCATGAAGGCCCACGCCGCGGCGCGCGCGAAGCCGCGGCGGATCGGAATGCCGGCCTTCGATCGCGGCGCATGCACGATGAAGGTCGGCTTGGCCAGCGGTTCGCCCTCGGAGCTGCCGTCGACAGCCAGGCGCAGCTCGGTCTGCGACACCGGGTCGAACTGGAAGAACCGCTGGTCGCGCCATTTGTAGGCGATCGGCCGCAGCGCTTTGCGCTCGTACTCCCAGATCGGCTCCGCCACCGCGTAGCCCTTGGCGATGCCGTCCGTAAGCAGGCCGAGCATGTCGTGAAAGTTCGGGTCCTCGACCAGCTCGTGAACGAAATCGACGATCTTCGTCGGCACGCCGTTCGGCGCGGCAACGGACGGCTCGACACCCTCGATCGCCAGCCGGCGGGTCTGCACCTGCGAGGCGTAGTGCAGATAGCGCTCCTCCATTTCCTCGGCGAGCGTCAGGTAATCGCGCGCGGAGCCGATCGCCGCCTGATGCAGCACATAGGCGAGCCGCTCCGGTGTCAGCCCGGTGGCGACGCGCTCGTGGTGCACGGCGCGCACGCCGATCACGGTCGGCGTGGCGACTTCCTTCGACAGCAGCGAGGTGTCGACCGGATTGCCGTCAGGCCCCAGAATGCTCACCACAGCGCACGCCCTCCGGAGGTTTCGAACAGGTTTGAGCCGGCGTCCGGCCGCGCCGACTGGTAGCCGTCATAGGCCGGCACGCCGTCACCGGCAGCGTGGATGCCCAGGAACGCCGCCCAGGTTCGGTCGGCGTGATCGTCGTCGCGTTCGGCGACGAAGCGCGGCGCGCCGGTGGCGGACGCCACCTTGCGCAGCTTGTGCAGATCCGCGCGCAGCGCCACGTCGCCTTCGCGGATGCGCACCTTGCGATCCTCGAACGCTTCCTTGCCGGCGGTCGCCAGGATCAGCTTGTTCGGGATGGTGAACAGCACGCCCTCGACGACGCTGCCCCATTTGGCCTGCGCGTCTTCGACCACCTTCTCGCCCATGCCGGTCTGGTCGATGCAGGCGCGGGCGACGCGGTAGCGCGTCATCACGTCGTCGAAGGCGGCATCCATGGCGGCGAAGGTGGCGCGCTTCTGCTCGATCCGCTCGCGCTCCCACAGCACGTCGCCGATCAACTCCCACACCCAGATCACGTGCAGGTCGTTGCGCCGGCCGATATCGCGGCCGACGAAGCACGGATTGTTGCGATAGCCGGACGGATCTCCGGCGCGTGGATCCTCGCAAGCCGTGATCAGATCGTAGGACAGCCAGGCGCTCGCCTCGTCGAGCCACTTCAGCTCGTACTCCTGCGCCCAAGCGTCGTCATCGTTGATGCCGGCCTTCAGCTCGTCGATATTGCGCGGCAGGCCGTCCGCGACGGCCTTGTAGATATCGACGAAGTGCCGCGACCAGACGTCGTCCTTCCCGGTCGCCAGCTCATAGAACTTGTTGTCCTTGCCGTTGCCGGTCGAGGTCACCCGCAGATTGTGGCCCGCCGAGATCACCGGAAACAGCGCCTTCCAGATCTCGCGCGAGTCCTTGTGGAAGGCGAACTCGTCCAGGAACACGTTCGACGAAAAGCCGCGGGCAGTGTCCGGATTAGCCGGCAACGCGGTGATGCGGCTACCGTGCGGCAGCGTCACCTCCAGCGCCTTGTAAGAGCCGGCCTGGCCCTGCCAATCGAACTCCTGGGCATCGAAGCCGAGCTGATAGGCTTGGCAATGCCGCTTGATGCCTTCGTCCATCGCCTCCTTGGCCTGGCGCTCGCCGCGAGAGAGGATCACCCATCGCTCGCGCCGGCTCTGCACGGCCGCCTCGAAGCAATCGTCGGTGATCTCCAACGTCGTGGTGAAGGTCTTTCCGGTCTGGCGGGCGAACATGCCGAGCTTGAAGCGCGACCTGTCGAGGAACCAGGTGCGCTGAAAGCCGTACAGCGGGACGGCAGCGGCGCTCATGTGGTGATCCCGTAGATATCCTCGCGGATTTTCTTGAGCAGCGCGGCGCCGTCGACCTGACCGTCAGTGCCGGCGGCCCCGGCGATCGCTTTCTCGGTCTGCTTCAACGCCTCCGCCTTGGCCTTCTCGGCCGCGCGTTTCTCGATCGCTACGGTGCGGGCGACGTCGTCCTTGCTAGCCTTGCCGAGATGATCCAGCGCCTTCGCCAGCAGCATCACCTGCATAGGGTCGAAGGTGACGGGCTCGCCGTCTTCGCCCTCGGTCTGGGTCGCCAGCTCGAACAGGATGTTGTGCATCAGTTCGATGTTCATCCGGGTGGTCTTGTCCGGATCGCTTTCGCCGAGCCGGCGCACGATCACGTCCGCCACCGCCCGCGACTTGCGGAGGCGCTCGGCGACTTCCTCGGCCTTCTTCAGATGCCGGCCGAGCGCCGACCTGGACGGCACCGCGTCCTTGTCCAGCTCGCGCAGCTTGGTGATGATCTCGTCGATCGTGCAGCCCTGATCGCGCAGGCGCCCGATCCAATCGCGCACCTCCTGCGGCAGCCGGTCGATCGACGAAGGCCGGTTCGCCATGGTCTCAGTCCTTCGGGCTGGGACGCGCCACCATCGGATGCGGCCGGCCGTGCGCCACGTCGCGGCCGAGCTTGGTGAGCGTCGCGATCGTCATCTTGCGCCCGCTCAGCTCGATCTCGCTGCGGGTGACGAGGCGGTGCTGATCGAGCAGCACGATGTCGGCCTCGACCACGTCGGGATAAACGCGGTGGCGCAGCTCCTGGGCGGCCTTGGTCAGCAGCGGCGCCGACAGTTCGTAGTTGTCCTGTTCGGCCAGGAGCCGCAGCAGCACGAGGCGGCGGTCTTTGTCGAACACTTCGGCAAGCGTGTCGCTCATCCGATCTTCTCCCGTTTCTCGTCGAGCATGTGACCGAGGATCATTTCCAGCGTCCGGTCGATCTTGTTGGCCGTCTTCTCGACGCCCTTGATGGTCTCGACCGAGGCTGCAACCTGCGTCTCGACCCGGCTGATCCGGTCGGAGAGATGCTCCATCTCGGTGCGGCCGGGCAGTTGTCGGACATCGCTTTCCAGCTTCGCCATCCGCTCGCTGGTTTCGCGCTCGCTCTTGACGATGCGCTCGCTGGTCTTTTTCTCGTTGTCGTCGATCTTCTTCGACAGATCGCTGATCGAGGTGGTGACCGCCTCGATCTGGTTGTCGAACGTCGTCTTCGTCGGGAACTGTCCGCGCAGGTAGTACATCCCGGCGAGGCCGATCGCGGCGACCGGCGCCGACAAGACCCACCAGATGTCCTTCGCCCACGATACGAACTCCACCCAGCTCATTCCCATTACCGCCCCCTGTGCGAGCGGCTCCACCGCTCGCGACTTTCCTGACAATCGACGCACCGGGTCGCCGAGGGCATCGCCTTGCGGCGGGCTTCGTCGATCGGCTCGCCGCACACCACGCAATGCGTGGCGCCGTCGCCTTTGATCTGCCCGGCCGCGCGGGCGATGCAGTCGTTGCGCTCGCGCTCTTCGAGCGCCTGCGCCTCGTCGAGCTGATCCATCAGTCCGTCGCCGCCTTCACCGCCGCGGCGCGCCGGCCCTCGCAGTCCTTCAAGGCGGCGCGGTCGCGATTCCAGTACTTGCCCGTCTCCTCCTCGGTGAGGTCGCGGTCGGGCACCAACAGCGGGCGAGCGCACGGCTCGGCCGCGGTCGGCGGCACGGTGCGCTGCGTCTCCTTCAGCAGCACGGTCGGCTCGTCAGCGGGTTTTGTTGAGCAGCCGGACACGAGCGCGGCCGAGACACCGACGATCGCCATCACTAAGAGCCGCATTTTGCTTCTCCAGGTCTTTCAACGCGTCTTCACGGCCCTTTTCGGCGGCCTTGATGCTGGTCTCCGCAGCCATCGCGGCGCGGGCCTGTTCGGCCTCGGCGCGCGCCACCTTGGCGTTCGCCTCGGCGATCTCGGTGCGCCAATGCGCGTCGCGCTCGGCCTTCGCGGTGGCGGTGGCCTCGCTGACCATGGCGCGGATCGTGGCCGCGGCGCGCCATGCGCCGAGGCCGCCGATCGCCACCAGGGCGGCGAGCCCGAAAGCAATCAGCGCGGCCTTACCGATCGGCCGCGCGGCGAATCCTGCGAGGGCGGCGAGCGAGATCATCGCGCAGCACTTCCGATGCCGATCAGCATGATCGCGAGCGCCGAGAACACCCACAGTTCGGGCGTCATCACCGCCGTGAACTTGTCGTAGAGATCGAAGTCAGCGCCATAGGTGTCACGCACCCAGCACGTGCGCAGCGTGATGATGACCGCCAGGATCACCGCGACGATGATGCCGGCAAACTCCATGATGACAGGGAGGCAGTCCATCGTTCCCTCCGTCAGGTGAGCCGGCCGGCGCGGTAGGCGTCGACCGTGTCGGCCTCGGCCTTGCGTGCGGACCACCAGATGCCTGCAGCGATGCCGACGATCAGCAGCGCCCACACCCAGCCGGGCACGGCCTGGAGCCAACCCATGATCGGCGAAAGCTCGCTCATCACGCTGGAGACGTTGGCGGCGACACCCTGAAGCACAGCGACCGCAGCGGAAGGTGCGCCGAGCAGCCACGCCAGCAGCTTGGAGCGGCCCGCCTGCCGCACCGCCGGCACGATCTTGCTCACATCCTTCGGGGTGGCGCGTGCGCGGGCATCGCCGATCTCGCGCGGGCTCGCATCGGCCAAAGCCCGCAACGTCGCGTCGTCGACATCCGTGGTCGGCGGCAGGCCGTTGTGGCGCTTGAAGGTCACCAGCGCATCTTCGGTGCGACCGGCGAAGTCGCCGTCGATGTTGCCGACCTCGTAGTAGCCGAGCGCGCGCAGCCGCTGCTGCACGAACTCGACCAGCGGCTTCGGAAGCGGATGGGGCTCGGTCGGCGCCGGAAGATCGGCCGGGTGCTCACTGGCGTTGCCGTCGTCCTCTAGCTCTGCGCTTTCGGAGGCCGAGGCAGTCCAGTCTGGCTCCAACTCCGAACCGGGACGCGGCGGAAATTCATGCTGTTCGATTTCACCCGGCGCTGATCTGGCAATAGCGTCGACGGCTTCGTCATCCAGATCGGCGAACTTCGCCACGGGCGAGACCAAGCGCGCCGGCCAAACGCGGCGCCGGACCTCATCGATCGGAAACAGAGGATTGGTGTCGACCTTGCGGGTCGGCGCGATCATCCAGTGGGTGACGATCTCGGTGATGGTCGGATACGCCGCCACCAGCGCGCGGCACAGCTCGACCACGGCGTCGATCTGCTGCTGGGAGTGCTCCAGCCAGTACCCCGCAGTCCTCGGCACCGCCTTGCCGTCCGGCGTCAAGGGCGGAAACACTCCGGGTCGCACCTTCAGGGAGGGATCGGCCTTCGTGTCGATCAGGTCGATGCCCTGGTAGCGACCGTTACCAAGGGTCCTGAGCGGCCCCCCCGGATTGACGATCTCGATACCAACCGCCCAGCCGTTGAGATTGGCGCGACCTCGCCAGTTGGAGATGCCGGCGTGCCACGTCTTCACGTTGAACGCTGCGAGCTGAGTGATCGTGCCGTCGCGTCCGATCACCACATGAGCGCTGGAATTCTGCGATTGCCCGGGGCCGCCCCGGAGCCAGACAATCGAATCCCGGCCATGCAGATGACCAGCGGTATCGTGCAGCACGATTACTTTCGGAACGATCGGGCCGCCAATGTTTTTGGTCTGCTGGAAATTGACGGCCTTGCCGTCGCGATAGATGCGGTGGGTCTTGATTTCGATAGGCACAGCGGCCTCCATCGCGTGATCGACGCGAGAGACCGTAGCTGCACCGCACGGCATCGGGACCGCTGACACCTGTCAGCGCTGAACGAACGAGTAATGATCGGAGAATGCGGTGCAGCCTAGAACAGACTGCCTTGCTTGTCATCCCGGCCGCGCGATCGGGCGCGGGCTCGGTACGCCGTGCGCTCGGTCATGCCGGCGACGCGTGCGGCTTCGGCCGCTGATTTTCCTTCTTCCAGCGCCTGCGCCATGCGGCGCCGCGCTGCTGCGATCGTCCCGGTCGGGCCGCGCGGGATCAGCAGATAGACACCGCGAAACCTGCCGCTACCCGAGCCCTGCCGGAAGTAAGCGCAAATCTGCGCCGCCGCAACAGCGCCGACGCACTCGGACAGCCAGTGTCTGCCTTTAGGCATTTCCGCAGGGAAACGTTTGCGCGTGCCGCCGTGGCTCTCCGCGAGCTTCAGCGCCGCGTCGAGGCCAGCGACCTCGGCGATTTCGGCCAGAACCTCGGGCAGCCACGACACGCTCACCGCCGCTGCTCCTCCTGCACGGTGGTGACGGTGCCGCAACGGACGATGTAGCGGAAGCCGTCGACCACGATCGCGTACTCGTCGGCGCCGAGCTTGTCCGCCATGGCGGTCGCTCGCTCGATCGAGGTCGACATCGCACGCCGCAGCAACTCGACGTCGATCCCACCAGCCTTTTCCAGGAAACGGAGCAGCGCGTGATCCGACACGCGCATCGGAGCCAGCTTGGTCATCGGCCGAGCCTGTAGATCTTGTCGACGAAGCCGAGATCTGGATCGCCCACCCACATAGCCTTCAGCCACTTCCGAACCTTGCCCTCCTTGGTGTGGAAGTTGTGCCAGTGGCCGCGGCGAATGTGCAACCGGACAGACGGCCCGTCGCAGGTTCCTGCTTGGTCGACGACCACGGAGGACCGGGTGAGCTTCACCTTGAGCTCGTGATAATCAAAGAACGGAACCTTGCCGTGGCGAATCCGCTTGTTGTTGGCAGATGCCGAAGCGCGCACCAGCTCAGTTTCAAATAACTCGACATCGAGCAGGATACATAGTGCCTGCACTTGACTAACCGCGAAGTGAAGAAGCGCGCGACAAGTGTCCTGAACCGACGATGGCAACGCCTGGAATTCAGCCAAGCCCTTTTGCCCGGGCACGCTGAGGGCCCATTTTCCGTTTAGATATCGACCTTGCACCATGCCCCACGTCCGGTCTTCCTCCTGCTTGCAGACCGTAAGCGACATCACGTGACCCGTTCGCTCGATGTGCTCCGGGTCCAAGGTGTGCGCCAGGGCAACGATCTTGGTCTGTCCGACTAGGAATTCGAACGTGGTGCGCGGAAACGGTAGGTACCAGGCCTCATCGCCAGGGCCATCAGCATCCACCCTTTCCGCGAGTAGCTTTGCTGCATCATATCCGACCAGGAAAACCTGAGCATTCCGCCACTCCGGCGCTACGATGAAGTGCTCCAGCATGTGATGAAAAACGGAGCACTGCGGTCGCCTCATTTCCCTGTGCAGCCTCTCGATAATCGGAGCGATTTTGTCGGTGTAGAGTTGTTCTTGCAGTGCCTCAGCGCCTTGCATGGCGCGCCTCCTGTTGCTGTCGTTCGAATTCCCGCCGCACCGCTGCGGCGAAGCCTTCGCCGAACTGATTAGCGAGCGCCTGGAGCTTCAGTTCGCGGTTGTAGTCGTCCACGATCCGAAGCGATTTCAGGAACTTCTCGATCTTGGCGCTGGCGGCCATCGCTTAGTACCTCGTCGCCCAATCGGCCTGCGCCGTTCGAACGCGGGCGCCGAGTCTCGCGATGACCTTGTCGAGATCTGCGGCGCTGTCGGTCGCGGCGTGCTTCACCTGGGAGGATTGCCCGAAGGCTGCCAGCCGGTGCTGCTGCGCCTCGATCACCGCGTGGCGCACGGCGATCGGGTCATCACCAGCCGGCCACTTCACGCCGCCCTCGCGGGCGAGCCAGATCTTCAGCGCCTCGACGGCCTTGCGGGCGTCGGCTGCGGCGCGGAGCCAGCGGGTGCGCTCGATGCCGGTCTGGCGCTCGACGAAAGACAGCATCGCCTTGTCGGTGCGGTCATGCACGACGCCGAGGTGCCAGCCGGAGATCCACAGCGCGCGGAGCTTCTTGCCGTAGGGCCCGTCGATGTCGGAGGCCTTTGAAAGGCTCTTCAAATGGTCGATGACCGCGCTGCCTTCGACGGCGGTCAAATCCCGCGCGGAGCGCTTGCCGGTGATGCGCTGCATCGCGTCTCTCCGGCAGTCTTCGTCGAGCCCGGCCTGTTTCGCCAGCACGTGGATCATTGCGATCTGCGGTGCCGACACGGTGCCGGCGGCGGATGCTGCTTTCATGGCTGTGCTCCGATCAATGCGTTGTTCTCGGCGAAGCGGAGGCTCCCGTCGGGCGCTCTCAGGGGGCTGATCCAAGCCCCGGTCGATTTCCGCGAGATCAGCGCGTCGATCTCCAGCTCGATATCGGCGAGCTGCTTCAGGCGGTCAGGAAGAGCCTCGATAACGGCGACGTCGCGCTCCATCTGCGCGATCGATAGCTCGACGCTGGGAAGCGGCAACCCGATCTGATCAGCCACCCAACGGGCCATGTGCAGGTCGTGCTCGATGCCACTGCGAAGACGTGGAAGCATCAAGGTCAGCGCTAGCGCCATCTCGGCGAAGGAAATGCGCTCGGGGGAGCCGGTCGTTAGGGACGCCGCCGCAGGTTCTGTCATGACGCGATCTCGCGCAGGGCGTTGAGTGCGCGGGCCGCTTCGATCTTGACCTGCGCGGCTGTGTCCGCGGTGATGTAGTAGCCGACGCGGTGCCTGACTTCGATCCGGCCGAAGCCGAGAGCTTCAAGCTTTCGGCGCACCATGGTCACGCGGGTCGAGAGATACACATCGTTCATCTCTCTGTCGGTTCGTTCATTGAAGGCGATGAACAGCCGCTCGCGTCCGACAGCCTCCGGCGCCGCATCAACGAGAAGGCCGAGCGCGTGATCTTCGCTGCGCAGCAGGCGCCACGCGATCGGGAAACGTAACTGCGGCTTGAGCAGCTTTCGCCGGAGATCGATGACGGACTGCTGCAGCGCGGAGATCTGCTGGTGCAGCGTCCTGACCGTGGCTTCGTGATAGGCCTTCGACACCACCTCGCTCATTGCCGTTCGCAGCTCCCGTCGATCTCAACGAACTTCGTGCGCTGCAGATCGAGCGTCAGCGCGCCGTGCTGCTGGCGTTTGCGCAGCAGTTCGGTCGCGGCCTCGGCGATCCGCTCGTCCTCGAAGGTGATGCTGATCAGCACGGTGTTGCGGACGCGGTCGATCGAGGTGGAGGTTTTGAAACCGTATTCGCGCATGGCTATTCTCCCGCGTCCGGCTCTTGCTCGGCGATGCGGGCGGCGTCGACCGCGGCGTCGCAATCGATGCCGTTGAGCACCACGTTCTCGGGGGTCTTGCCGACGAACACGCCGCCCATGTCGATCGTTTCGACGTCGCGCTCGCGCAGCCAGCGATAGCGCTCGGCGTCGCGCTTCAAGGCGTGGAGCGCCTGACCATCTGCCGCCTTGCCGTCCGGTTTGTCAGTCATCGTCGCGGTCCTGTGTTGCCTGCGAGGATCGCCAGCGTCAGCGCGGAGATCCGTTGAACTAATTGCCGCTGGCGCTTGGAGTGCACGCCGCGGCGGACTTGGCTGATCAGGGCGAGCCGCTCGGCTTGCAGAGCATCGAGCGGCGCGGGAGTTGTCGGCGGCGGATCGTCGTCGCGCTCGGGAGGCAACGATCGGTCCGCCCAGGGCATAGGTCAGCTCGGCACGTAGAAAGTCGAACAGATGGCAAGCAGGGCGTACCAGCGCAAATCCTTCTCAGGCCACGGGTCGAAGCCTTCACCGGTGTCTGAAACGCTCACTTCAATGCGCAAGCTCGTGTCGAGGTACTCAAACCAATGACGCTCGATCTGCCCGTCGCTGCCGTACTGATAGTGCTCGAAAACCCTGCAATCTGTCGTTGACTGGAGAGTGAGCGGTCGTCCGGACGGGTCGCCAACTGGACCCGGTCCGTCTCGAAGAATCACGCTCCATCGCCCTCGCTGCAGGTGCTTGGCGTGGCGATGTCGAATCCTGATCGAAGGGCAGATACGTCCCGTTCCGGTGCAGCCGGGAAGGTATCGTTCATCATGAGGTTCTGTTTTTGCCAATGGACGAACTCCGCCGGAGTTGAGAACCTAATTGCGCCCTCTCGGTCGGGGCATTGCTGCACACCTCTCAAGGGCGTCCGCCAAATTCTTGGCAGCCACCGATGCCCGGTCCCGTGCTAGGGTGAGGTTCTGTTCAGAGATCTCTTCGAGTGAAAGAGTCTGAAGTTCTCGCGCCTTCAAATCGGTCATGTGTTTCCCTTCCTACGATCGTCAGTTAGTCACGCCGCCGCCAGATCGATGGTGATCGGCTCCCAGCGCGCCGCGCGGTTCGCGCGGCGATAGAAGCGGACGTATTGCTTCGAGCCGACGACGCGGATCGCGTCGCCGAGCGCTGCCATGGCGTGGCGCCAGTTGTCGTCGTCGATCTGAAGCCGGCGCAGATGAAACAGCGCGGCGCGGTTGATCTGGCCTTCCTTGTCGACCTGGAAGGCGTGCTCGACGAGGGCGCGGATCTCGGTGCGGGCGCCGTCCGACCACGACGTGATGCAGGCATCCACCAGCGACTTGGCGACCTGCAGCTCGGGCCCGAAGGCGAGCTGATCGGCGACCTGCACGACGACGCGGAACAGGCCGTCGTAGCTCGCCAACGTGACGTTGCCCTTCTTGCCGCCGATCTTGGCGCCGTACTGCTCGGCGAGCAGCTCGGCGAAGCTGGTGACGTCGTCGAAGGTGTGGCCGCGGAAGCGGCTGATCTGATCGGACAGGCTCTGCGCGTAGCCGACGATCTTGCGCACCGTCTGATCTTCGAGCAGGTGCTGCGGCTTGATCAGGTCGAGCGGCACCAGCCGGCCCGAGCTGTCGTGCATGAACGACTTGCCGCCGATCTCGATCGCGCCGTCGTCGATGGCGGGAGTGGTGGTCTCAGACATGGGCTTCTCCTTGCGAAAGGGGGATGATCTTGTTCGCACCGCCATCGATCGCCTCGCCACAGAAGGGGCAGTAGGACGGAGTAACGATGAGCGGCCGGCCCTTGCCGCGCGAATCGATCTTTTCGGTCGCGACGATCAGCCTGCCGACGAGGCGGTTCTCAACGCACGAAAACGCGGTCGAGAGACGGGTATTGTGTGCGCACAGATGCTGATTGACCTTGGACCGGCAGTCACACATTCGGGACATCCTTCGGGCTGGTTGGCGTAGCCGAGCGAGGCGAGCGACTCGGCGACTGAGGTGATGCGAGAGGTGAGAGGTCCGCGGAGCGCGAGCGCCGATGCGGGCTGATCCACCAGCAGATCGAGATCGGCCAGCAGCTTGAAGGCGTCGGCCGCCAGCTCTTCGAGCGCGACCAGGCGGGCCGCCATCGAGATGATCTCCCAGGTCGAGAGGTGATTGGCCTGCGCGGGGTACTCGCAGATCCGTGCGGCGATCGTCACCGGCTCGTCGTCGCGCAGCAGCTCGGCCAGCTTGGTGGCGGCGATGGTTTCAACGGCCATTTTCGCGGCCGTGTAAGCGACCCTGAAATCGTCGTCGCCGGCCAGCATCTCGCGCGCCCGCTCGACGGCATGCATGATCGTGGTGTGATCGCGGCCGGCCAGCACGCGGCCGATCTGCGGATAAGTGCGGCCCGTCAGCTCGCGCGCCAGCAGGCAGGCCGCGGCGCGCGCCTGATACACCTTTCCGTCCCGCCGCCGGGCCCGCATATCCTGCACGGTGACGCCGAAGCTGTCGGCGACCGCGTAGATGATCAGGCGAACCGAGATGTGACGGTGAGCGACCGCGACGATCGTCATGACCTGTCGCCCCCGATGCGAGAGTGCGGGCAACCGGCCCGGCAGGCACGGTAGATGCGGGCTCGAACCGAGGACGAAGTCGAGAAGCCGCGCTTCTGTTCGTCGAGGCAGCGATCCCGCGCGATGTCGCCGAGCACGGGGCAACCGACCGTCTCGCCCATCAGCGCGCCGCGCACGCGGGCCTCGACGATATCGAGGCGCCCCTTGTACTTGTTGGCGAGCACGCTCGACACGACGGCGCCCGAGTAGCCAATCCGTCCAGCGGCTGCCTCGCCCGATGTCGCGCGGGCTTCATTCGCCAGGGCTTCGACCCAATCCGGAAGGTCGTTTCCCCAGGCGTTCTTCGCGACCTCAAGAGGATCGCGCTTGGCGACTCCAGCCATCAGACCGCCTCCGCGTTATCAGCGAGGGACGGATCGCCGACGACCACCTTGCGGTTCGGGTCGAAGACGAAGTGCGTGCGTAGGATCTGCGGCGCCAGCGGACCCGTGTTCATTTTTCGGTTGAGCCGATAGATCGCGAGGCCGCCGGAATTCTTCGCCGGCTGGAGCAACTGCAAGTAACCGGCGTCCGACAGGCGCTGCACGTAGGTCTTGGCTGTTATTTCGCCGATCTTCAGAACGTCGGTCGTCGCGATGCGGGCGAGATCGCGATAGGTGAACTGCTGCAGCGAGCGCATCGCCCGCCACATCTGTTGCTGCGCCGATGGAGGCGCCGGAGTGCCGTCGCGGCGGACGCGCGGCGCCTCGCTGGTCTTGACCTTCACCCGGTAGAGGTTGGCCTTCATCAAGGTGCGGCCCGCCACGGGCTTCGTGCCGACCACCTCAATGAACCCGCCACGCTCCAGCCGAGCGACGTACTCGCTGATCGTGGTGATCACCGACTTGACCGTGGAGCTGTCGATGTCCGCGACCGCCCAAGGCCCTCGCTTGTCGAGGTCCCGGATGATCTGCCAGATCGCCTCTTGCCCGGTCGAGATCGGGACCGAGAGCGGCAAAGTGATGATCGTCGAAGGCACCGGCATATCAGGCGCTCCGACGGTGGCCGGCGGCCAGATAACGAGCGCTCGGCGGCTTTGAGGTGTAGTACTTCGTGCCGCCCCAGGCCGCGAGGTCGACGGTCTTGATGCCCTTGTTGCGGGCGATCTTCATCGCTTCGTCGAGGTTAGTGCAGATGCGGCGGGCGCGGCCATCGGACTGACGGCAAATCTCGGCCTGCAGATCGGGCGCGATCGTCACGCCCTGGCACAGCGCGGCGGCCAGAGCCGCGACGTCGTCCTGATCGCACGGCTCGGCGCCGGTCCAATCGAGCACGCGGTTGTGAAACCGCTCGTACACTGACAGCTTTTCCGGCAGCATTTCTTCGCCGATCAGGATCACCGGGCAGCCGGCCACATCGCCGATCTCGCGCACGATTTCGAGCAGGCCATTCTTGCGGATCAGCTTGTCCGCTTCGTCGATGATCAGCGGCCTCCGCGGATCGTCCCCCAGCGCCCCCTTCGCAAGGTCAGCAAGGTCTGCGATCGTGCCCTTCGGCTGGATGCGCAGTTCGAACAGCAGCTCCTGAAGAAACTTCTTCTGAGACCACGTCTCGCCGACTTCGACCCGCACCGCGTTTGTCTTGTTCTGCGCGTAGATGCTCGCCTCGGTCTTGCCGAGGCCGCTCGGGCCGTAGAACACGCCGAAGCCCGGCAAGTGCGGAGCGCGGCTTTGGAGGCGCAGCGTCAGCGTCATAAACGACGCGACGTTCTTCAGAGGAACTTGCCCACCCTTGACGACGTTGTTAGTTGCGGTCATCTTGTTCTCCTTCACAGTGATTGCTGACCCGTCGCGTCGGTCCAGGACGCGGCGGGTTTTTCTGTTTCCATTGGGTCGCCGTGCATCAGTGCGCGGGCCTGATACTCAGGGCCGGTGCGATAGCCGCCCAGCCACATCGCCTCTTCTGAGGTGACGGAATCGCCGGCCTGCATGCGGGCGATGACATCGAGCGCGCGCTGCCAGCGTTGATGCGGGGTCTCTTCGGAACGCAGCGGCACGACGGTTTCGTCGGCGATCAGCTTCGCCTGCATCGCCAGCACGTCGGACGATGGTGGGGGCGCTTCCTTCGGCACCATGGCGTCGAGCGCCGCGGCGATCGACGGGGTCGAATGCGCCTCTTCGCGCTTGGGCAGCGCGATCACGTTCGGCATGTCGCGGCGGGCGACCTCGAGCACGCGCTCGATCAGGGACGGGCCGGTGGTGAGCTTCTTGATCTCTTTCCTGATCGGGCGGGTTTTCTCTTCGTAGTACTGCGCCGTGAAATCCTTCTTGGCGCGCATCAGCTCTGCCGGATCCACACCTGCCAGTTCCGGGCAGATGCCGTCGCCCACATAGGCGCCGCTGTCGGCATCGAACGCGATGATACGGCCGGCATCGGCCGGGTCCTGGCGTACGAGCACGCGATCGCCTGGGAACGCTGCATTGATGACGTAGTGGAAGTGATCAACCCGGATGCCGAACTTGGTGACGGTGCGGATGCCGGCGACCGGCATCAGCAGCAAATCGAGCGCGCGGGGATCAACCGTGCGGATCGGTGTTCGGGAGGCGGCCGCGGCCAGCATCGGCGAGGTGCCAAGTGCCGAGTGCGTCCGTTGCTCGTAAAGAGTGTCGGTCCACTGATCGACATAGACCTGGAGCTGCGCGCCGGTGAGCGACACGCCGAAGGCCTCGGCGGTCTGTTCGCCAAGCCGATCAGCAAAGCTCTTGCGGTCCTCGATCCGTTTGCGATCTGCGACGCTGTGGCCGATGAAACCGGGGAGCAGCGTGGCGCAGTCGTGCTGAAAGGTCTTGATGACCCGCTCGACGTGCCCCTTTTGCTGTGGCGAGTACGGATCGGAGAGTTCGACCGCGATGCCGAGCGAGCCGAAAAGGCGCTTGGTATCGTTGGCGACGAAGTCTGAGCCGTTGTCCGTTTTGACGGTCTCCGGCACGCCCCAGGCTAGGATCGCCTTGCGCATCAGCAGCGCGACGGCCGAAGCCCGCGGCGTCCGCGAAACGTAAATCTTGGTGCGTCGCGTGCCGATGTCGATGCAGGCGTAGATCGAGTGGCGGCCATCGACGCACAGCGCGTCGACCGGCGATGCGTCGATCATCCAAAGCGTGTTCGGCTCCTTGACCCAGCGATAGGTGCCGACGCCGCTTGGCGCGTAGGCGGAGCGATAGCGGTCCGGATTCGACAGCTTGGTGAGTGCAACGCGCTCCTTGTCCTTGAGCTTCGCCACGTAGTGCTGCAGCGTGCGGACCGGCGGCACCTCGACCACTTCGCCGCTCGGCAGCATCAATTCGTCACCGAATTCGTCACGGATCAGCGAGCATAGATGCTTGGCCGACAGGTGCGGATTGTGAGAAATCAGCGCGAGCAGATAGGTACGGACCCGCCCTCCGCAGGCGATGTCGAGCACGCCCTTGCCCTTGCGGGCCTTGGCCCGGTCGACAGCTAGGTTGTTCGTGCGGCCCTCGCGCTTCGCCTTGACCCAGCGCGCCAGCGATCGGGGCGACAGATGCGGAATGATCTCGCGAATCCAGGCGTCGATGATCAGCGTGCCGCCGTTATAGGCGTCCACGAAGATCTTCGAGCGGGATGCGTTACCGAGCCGCTGGCCGCGGCCGAAAGCGGCGAAGGCGGCAACGATGGCGAGGCGCGCATCACGCTCTTTGGCGGCGCGCTCACTGAGGTTTTCGGCCGGCTGCGCTGCAGTCGAGGCTTCGACCGGCTGCGGCGCCAGAATGGCGCGATGCCGGCGCTCAAACTCGACGCGCGCCGAGGGCGGCAACAGCGAGATGTTGTATTCCAGTCCACCACCGCGGCCGGAGCGGCGCCGGACATAGGCCAGACTGTCGTTCCAGCCTTCGCGACCCGCAAAGCGGATCAGCGCGCTCTCAGTGGAAGGCAATCCTGGTAGCTGCGCCTCTGCCAGCTCGCGCGCGGTGCACCATTCCTTCATCGCGACGCCCTCCATTGGGCATCTGCGGCCTGTTCTTCGCGCTCCAGCTTTTCCTTCAGCTCGCGGGCGCGCTCGCGCTTCAGCAGCGCCTCGTACTTCGCCGGCACTGCGATCAGTCCGAGATCACCCAGCAGCGCGTTGATCAGTCGCTCGTCACCTGTGGCGGAGACCAGGGCCGCGAGGCGATGCGCCGGGATCGCGTGTGGCTTCTCTGGCGAGGCGTAGGCGTCGAGCGTCGCCTTCGAGATCGTTTCGCCAAGCTGCTCCGACATCTCGGCCGCAACGTCGCTGCGGTTGAAGCCGTCGAGCGCGGCCGAGATCGCCCGCGCCAGCCGCCGCGCCGCGCTCCACGCCTTGATTTCCTCCGGCTCGAACCGGCGCACCACCGGCGTCGGCTCGTAGTCGCGAAACAAATCGATCGTGGCGGTGTCGCGGCGGCGCGGGGCCATGGCCTTAAGCCTTCTTGGACTTCATCCAGGCGGTGATGGCGTCGGCGTGCGCGTCGAAGAACGCGTACTGCTCGGCAGCTTTGAGTTTCGAAAAGGTGTTGGAGACCTTCTCCCAGGCCGGCGCACGCTCCGGCGGCGGCGTCTTGTCGATCGCCGCGACCGCGTCGGCGACGCTGGTGATGCCGCTGTCGGCATCGAGCAGCCGCGCAGCGATCTTGCGCTGCCGCGCCGCGCTTTCGCGGGCGAGTGCCAGCAGCTCGGCCTGATTGTCGGCGATCGGATGCAGCGCCAGCTCGCGCCGCACCACTTCGTCGATCGAGGCGATCTCGATATCGCGTTGGATCGAGCGCTCGTTGACGCCGAGCGCCCGCGCAGCAGCCTCGGAAAATCGCTCAGCGAAAATCTTCGACAAGTTGTCGATCATTTCCCCTGCGGCCGGCCGACCGCGCTTCGGCAGCGGATTTTCGGCCTCGTAGATGCGCTTCCACTCGGCCAGAGCGACCGCACGATCGAGCACGGTCAGCTCGGCGCGGACCAAGTTTTCCTTGATCTCGCGCATCCGGCAGGCGGCTTCGTCGTCGGCCGAGAACGCGGCGATATCGGCCTCGATCTCGGTGCGGCCAGCCTGCTGATGGCCGGCGACGCGATGGCCGCCGATCAACAGGCGCCATCCGCCTTCCGGTTTCTTGGCCACCTCGATCGGCGGCAGCACCTCGCCGGCCTGCACCTGTTCGGCGATGGCGGCGACCCAATCGGGCCGCAGCTCGCGCAGGCGCCCGGTGGTGTCGATATCTGCGATTTTGATGGTTTGACGGGTCATTTAAACCGGCTTCGAAAGGGGTTGAAAAGCGGCGGATGCGGGTTGGAAGGCCCGGCATCCGCCGTCAGTCACGGGAGGAACGCGAGGAGCCCTCGCTGCCCACCACTTGGCGCAGGTGGCGCGCTTCGCCGGCCTCGGACGCGGCACCGGTCGATCCGGACAAAACTGAAGGGGGCGCATAGCGCGCGAGCACCGCCTCGCGGGCCGCCATTGGCAGGCCGCGACTCGCCTGCCACATCGCCACCAAAGCCGCGTCGCGCTCGGCCTGCGGCATCGGCGCGATGCGCACCGGCGGGATGTCAAAGCAACGGTTCGGAATGGACAGATTGGGGGTCACCGTGCTGCCCCCCCGGCCAACGGCTCCACGTCGTTTGGACTAGCGACGCATGCCCGCACGTGATTACGATTGCGGCGATAGATCGGTGCGGAGGACCGATAACGATCAGGCCACAGTGCCGAAGGGTGGAGGCCCAAGGCCTCGGCAATGGCCGCTTCGCCGCGCCAGTTGCGCCGTCGTAGCGCTACCTTGCATGCACTCTCTTCGAGGCCGGCTTTTCGGGCGATGCCGACAAGGGTGAGTCCCTTGCGGTGCACCGCTGCCTTAATCGCGTGTCGATCCCACCGTCGTCGCATAACCAACCACCTCCTGAAGTCGGCTGTCGCGCCGACTTTTTGGGGCCCGCAAATCACTTTGGTGACAAAACTAGACAAATATGTCCGTTCGTCAAGACAAATCTGTCCCGCGCCAGAGGCGTGAGAAGGCTGCTGAGGTCCGGATTGGAGAGTTCGGGATCGACAAAGCCCGCTATCTCGACATGCGGGCCGCAGCGATAAGCAAGAAGCTGCCGAACAGCAGTGATCTCTCCTTGCAGGAGAGGCTGGTTTTCGCTTGGCTAGTGCTGATTTTTGAACACGAAGACAATGAGATAGAGAAGCTGATCGGACGTTCAATCAAGCAATACTGGCGCTACGTGGAAGGGCAGGACGTTCCGCTCTCGATTCTGCTCAGAATTTGCGAAGTGACCGGCATTCCTGAGAGCTATTTGGTGCTTGGGCAGCAACCGAGCGAAGACAAATTTGTCCACAAAGAGCGTCGGGAAACCGTTTTTGTCCGCCTTTTGGCTTTTCAGGCCTCGGCTGGCAGTGGCGCTTCGGTCCGGGAAGACGAGGAACGCACCGTTCCGTTCGCCACCGAGGCACTGGAGCGCGCGGGGGTGCGACCACAGAATGCCCGCCTTCTCTACGCCGCCGGCGATTCCATGCGGCCGACGATTGAGGATGGCGACCCGTTGCTGGTCGATGTCGGCGACACCGACATCATCGACGGCCGGATTTACGTCTTCTCGATCGGCGACCAGGTGCTGGTGAAGCGGCTGCGGCGCCTCGGGAGGCGCCTACTTATGCGGGCAGACAACCGCGACCTCTACCCGGACGAAGAGGAAGTGCCTATGATCGAGCCGGTCCGCATCATCGGCCGCGTCAAATGGGTCGGCCGGAGCTTGTAAGAGGGGCGTCGACATGGCTTTTTGGCACTGCACAGCCGTTCTTGCGATCCTCGTCCTGCTGGCGGCGGGCGGCTCCGCCGACGCCCAGCAATGGAGCGCAGAAGCCATGAAGGGAGTCGATGAGGTGCTTCAGGGGCGCGCACGATCGCTCCCGGAAGCCAAGGAAGACGTCTCGGCCAACCGCGCAACAGCTTCGCCGCAGTTCGATTTCAAGGCTGCGGTCGCTGAGATCCGGGCCGCGGAACGGGTGGTTATCGCCGCCCTTCAAACCGGCGACTCTAGCGAGCTGAGGTCGATAGAGAGCAAGCTGATCCGGCTCGAAACGCGCATTCTGGAGACAAAGCCGGGTGACAACCGCGCCTCCTGCGGCTTGGCGGCGGGTGATCTCGCTGCAGTCGGATCCTCAATGCGGAGAGTAGCCGAGCGAGACGAGCCGGCCCGGCATCTGGTGGCAGCCGAGACGATCGAAGCGGCGTATCGGCGACATCTCGCCGAATGCGAGCGCGCGCTCCGCGCCTCTGACCGCCGCGCGCGGCGGTGAGCTGCTTGGTGTCAGGGCGGCGTCAGAGTTCCGCGGCGGCGCCCGCGCGGAAGATTGTGCATAAAGCCGCTAAAATCAGGCGGTTCCGGCCTTTTCCGCACCCGATTCAGAACTCTGACGCCCCGTCAGAGTTCGAAACCGGCGCTGCTTGATTTATCGGGGTTTCCGCGTCGAGGCGTTCGGCGCGCGACCGCCATCCGTGCCATTTGTTCTTGCGCGCCACCCGCCGCCTTTCGAGCTAACAACTTCGCTGCCAACGGCCTGATTTGGCTCACGTTATCCCGCGTCGTCCCGCCTTATCCCGCCTCTCCGGGGGAGTGCCATGTGATGTTGCGGGTTACAACGAGGTTGTTACCCATGTCTTAGGAACGTTCTGTCACCGATGTCTCAGGTCTGGACATGGAAATTCTTGGTCGGAGTGGCAGGATTCGAACCTGCGACCCCTGCGTCCCGAAATAAAACGGCGACCGATATAGTACTGTAATTGCAGCAATTTTTACCCCGTTTCGGGTACACCTTTCTTGGTTCGTTCACGTTCATTCTGTACCCAAACTGTACCCCGATATTATGTCTGACGGGACGGGCAACGGGCGTTCGAAGTTCCGAACGAGCCAAGTGTTTGCCGCGATGGTTTTAGGAGGCTCTACATGGCGGCCTTCGCGCGCCTCAGACTTTTTCCATACTATCTCAACAGCCGGCGCTTGGGTCTCCTCGCCAACATCAAATTCCCGACCCAGGCGCAAGAACCGCTCGTTCACAATTCAGGCGAGCGTGCCGATGCCATGAGGGACGTCGCAGCGACGGCCGAAGACCTATTGCGATCTGGCCAGTTTCCGAACCTCACCGAGATTGTTGCCAAGAGAGACGTCGAGGGTGAGCGCATCTTAGGGTTCTTATGGGGCGTCTTTACCTTTTCCGGCGCAGCTGAGGCCATCAGACGGGCGCAAGAACGAAAGCCCGCTAAAAATGCCACGCTTAGAGCGACCATCCCCCTAGCAGCCGTCGAATACGAAATGGCCGGCGAGTTGAGCAACGATCATTTCTATTCATCAACCTCGATCTCGGTCTTGAAAGGGAGAAAGCGCATGCTTGTTGCCGGCCACTTCGAATTTCATGGCCAAAAGGCTGCGATCTTCCCCTACATTATCGGCGAAGAGATTGAAGGCGCTGGAACGCTTCCAATGCCCATCGCGACCTCAATTCGCGTTTATCCGCAGCAAATTGATGCGTTCGCACGGATCGAGCGCAGTCCTCAGCCAACAGCGGCCGAACTCAAAGCGATCGAGGCCATGCCCGAGGCGGACGTCAAGCAAGCGTTCGCCGACATTGTTGGGGAGCCCTATGTGACGAAGGATTGGGGCGGCGAAAAATCTGACCTTCAGACCACGCGCCTAACGATCGACGGAGAGCCAACGTCGACGGCGTTCATCTTTAAAGGACCGTCCGTGCCAGGCCCGCTACATCCCGCAAACATGGGCAAGCGTGGTGATCAACTCATCCGCGCGTTCGAAGAACCGGTCGACTTGATCGTCGTGCAGCACTGCAACAAAATAGAGAACACCGTCGTTCGAATGACCGAGGGCCTTGCCTATGATCCGCGCCGGCCGCGGCGGTACTGCATAATCGACGGAGCCGATACCGCGCAAATTCTATCTGCCTACGGCAGGCTGAACGGACAGCGAGCAAAATCGCGTGCGAAAAAGTAGTCTCCGCTCCCCACGCGCGTGGAGCTGTCGAACTGTGCTACATTTGTTTCCGTTATCGTGTGGTCACGCGCTGCGATAGCTCTGGCATGAGTGGAAGAGCGCCACGGCACACCCTGTCCAGCGCGATGAACTCGCCAACTTGCGTGCTATCTTGGCAAGCCATCGATATGGATATGGTCGACAATTTTGCTGTCGCCTGGCTGCATGCGTACACCTGAGTGCAGGTTCGTTCGCAGATAATCGGCCACTTCGTCCAATGTGGTGAACCAGACCGGGTCTGTGTTCATCCCCTTAGGAAAGCAGCGAAACTTTCCAGTCTTGCTCGGAACGACACGCTTCATCACCTTGCCGCCGACGATTTGTTCGATCCGGGAAACAGGCATTGACCAGTCTTTCAGGAAAAATGAGGCCAGCTTTACGTAGGCGGGGCACCAGTCGTGAAACCGAAGGCGCCGGTCCGAGGAACATAGTACAGTGTGTAGTCGGTCAACGGTTCATTGTGATTCAGTTGTGCTTGGATCTTCTTAGGCGGGTCGTAGCTTTTCACATACTGATCCACATATTGCCGAATAAAGCTGAATAGATTGGCCCCCTTACAAAAGAGGGCATCAAACTCGTTCCAAGAGATAACGCGAGGTTGACCACCGTTCCGCTTCCGGATGCGAACTCCATCTGCAGCTAGAATGTAGTCCGCATGTGCAATCGCGTTTCTCAGGTCGGAATCAAATGCCTCTCTGAATATTTCAGACAACTCAAAAAGCTGGATGTCGTAGGCATGCCCCATCATGTTCTTCATGATGGCGTTGGCGTTGGGGTCGATAGCTCGACCTGTCTTCTCATGCTTCTTTACGAGCGACTGAAAAGGCCAGATATTGTTGCCCTTCCCCTCCGCGGTAAGCATCAGTTTCTTGGGTATCTCATAGAATCCGCTGCACTCCGAAAGCATCAGGTAGAACGCCAGGATGATGCGAACACGAACGACGCTGTTTTGGTCAAGCGACTTTATGTGGTCCGTGAACTGATCGAACGCTTGCACGGCTTCTTCACCCGTATTCCAGCCGCCGTCCTGCATGCCGCGAAACTCGGGCATCAATGCCATAACGAAATGCAGTTCGTTCTTCGCCTTCGCTTTCTCAAACAGCTCTTCGAGCGCGCGTTTGGCCTTATCGTAATATGCTTGATTAGGGTCTGGCTGTTGCCCCCCCGCTGGCGCCGCCACCACATTCCCCTCTCCTAAAGTCTAATCCTGAGGATCATTCTCAAACTGCAATTAACTTACAGCCTCTTCTGCATCTCGCGAGGCACAGGACGTATGACGCGGGAGACCACGAAAGAGGCGGAATCATTCACGTAAACGCCAAGGGCTGCTTCGAACCTTTGACGATAAGTGATCTCAACGTCCAGCGCGTCTCCCGAACCCAGTAGATGCTCGCGTCGGTCTAGTTTATCGAGAAACTCCTTATCTGCGACAGGCGCAGACAGGGGCACACCGTTCCATTCAAATGACCATTTGCGTCGCGCGTGATTCAGCCAAGCCTTCAAGATGATAAGGCGAGCGCGCTCTTTTCTAATGCGCTCCAGCGGCTGCTCTTCCAGTTCCACGATAGGTGTCACCACGAATCGAAATTCGGAACGTGGGATCGAGATAAGGGGGCGCGGATCAGAGATGCTGCCGGTGATGCCAAACTCCTTGACGTGAGTATCCGCCTCAAGGCTGTCGAAAGTTTTTCTGACTCCTTCTTGAACCGCCGGATTCTTTTTCACGTTCTCGGTCGCATCATGGACAACTCGTGGGACGATGATCGTATCGTTCCCGTGCTTAATGATGACTTCTGTCGTGTTGATAATGATCTGGGGCTTCGGATCCGCGCCCTTTAGTGTAGCGTCATAAATAACGTTCGACACGACGTTCCACAGGATGGTGCCAGCAATGCCAGACAGCACACCACCGGTGAAACCCTTCCTCAGTTTCCGAAGTACAGTTCGGTAGCTGCCCGGCCCCGTCGCCTCGACAATGATCTCGATTTCTTGGCCAGGATCGATCGCGGCGTTAACGGCGTAGGCCGTGTCAGCGAAGCCAATTAGAGCGTTCGCCAGCGTGTAGGCATCGATGGCCCCCTCCGGACCACCGAAGTGCAGGACAATGGTGTCTTGAGAAAAGGCGTCGAGCCGAATGGTAGCCAT